GCTTGTCGCGTTCGATCTGTAGGGTGCCGCTGATCTTCTGTGCGTCCAGCGATAGCTTCTGCTTCTCGATGTCCAGACGGGCCTTCTCCAGCTCGAGCTTCATCTGCTCGCCCTGGACCTTCATCTGCTCGGCTTGCAGCTTCAGGGCCATCATCTGGGTCTCGTGCTGCATCGTCGCCTGGGCCATCTGGGCCTGGGCAGCGGACGCCTGTGCGGCGGCCTGCTTGGCCTGCGCGTCGGCGTTCTTCATGGCGATCTCGGCCTGGTGCAGAGGGTCCGGTGGGACGGGCTTCGCCTGGGCCGGGGGCAGCAGGTATTTGTCGATGTTCGTGACCATCCCGGCGGCCTCGATGCCCGCCCGGACCACCGCATACTGCTGCTCGGGGCCGTAGTTGCCAGCGAGCGCGGGGATGCTGGAGAGCACCTGATGGAGCCCGGCCCACTTCTGGGCGGCCTCGGCCTGGGCGTTGTATCCCAGGGCGAACGACACCGTCATCTTGGTGTCTTCGGGCCACTTCGCGATGTCCACGGGGACCCAGGAGCCGGCGATCTCGATGATCTTCTGGCGGTCCTCGTTCTCGCAGACCAGCCGGTATACCTCGCTGTATAGGTCCCTCAGGAAGCCCTCGGCGAAGTTCCGCGCGACGATCTTCTTGCGGGTCTCGCTCACGGTGATGAGCTCGTGGACCATGTCGCCCGAGTTCTGCTTCGAGATGGCGTCCTTATCGAGGCCCTTGGCGAGGTCCGACACGCTGGTCAGGCTCTGCTTCGAGGTGTCCAGCATCCCGATCACGGTCATCACGAAGGGGTTCAGGCCGGCCTGGGGGAGCGGGGTGATGCCGTCGGGGCGCGTCACGTTGACGATGCCCCCGAAGCGGTTCTCCATGAGCTCCTTGGGGTTCAGGACGGCGCCCTTAGTCACCATGAGGCGCGGGTTGTTCGTGACCAGCGAGTGGTTGATGACCGACCGCATGAGGTAGGTCTTCGCGGTCTGTATGTCCTGGAGCAGCTTGGCGTAGTTGGTGCCCCAGAAGGAGTTCGAGCGGGGCAGCGGGGTGTAGACGGCGAAGGGCTTCCGGTCCACGCGCTCCTTGTCCAGGATCTTGTCGCCGACCTTCATCACCTTGTAGAGCTGGCCGACCCCGGTGTCGTCCATGTCGATCTCCAGGTAGCACTCATACAGGGTGCAGACCCGGGTGGACTTCTGGCCGTCCTCGGCGCCGTTCATACCGATGATGTCGTCGGTGTCCTGGAAGCGAGTGATCCGCTCGGGCTCTAGCTGCATCCAGAGGCGGTCGTTGTCCTGAAGTTCATCCAGGAGGGCCATCGGATAGCCCTGCTTCTTCAGATAGGAGAACGAAACCTGCTTCCGATGGAACGCAAGGTCGGCCGTCTTCAGGTCCTCGGCCATCGGTGAGATGCCGAACTCCTCGGGGGGTAGGACGGCGAGGCGCACGCCTGAGCGGTTGACCTTCTGGGTCAGGGTGGCGCGCTTTATGGTCACGCCATCTTCGTGGATGTCAGCGTCGGTCAGGGTGGCGTCAGGGTGATCCCCAAGGAAGGCGTGGATCTCGGCTATGGAGGGGCCTTCGAGGCTGTATTCCTCCTCCTTGACGTCGTCCTCCCACCACACCTTGCACACACCGTTGCGGCCCATAAGGCCGTTGTCGATGACGTCACGGAACACGGCGAAGCCCGGACACTGATTGAATATCACATCGGTGCAGTAGTCAGTCCGCACCTGGGCCGTGGCGAGGTCCTCGTTCTTCGCGGGCGTGAAGGAGACCGGGCGACCGTTCCCGGAGAATGCCTCCAGGATGGACGCCTTCATGTCCTCCACGCCCTCCCACACGTCCCGGCTGACGAACTTTGCGTCGCCGTGGTGGGCCTGACGGGGGAGGTCGCCGTCGCGAAAGCGCATCGCGCGCTCTCTCTCCTTGGACAACCTGCTTTCGGAAAAGCCCACGGCCAGCCCTATGCCGTGCTGTAAGATCGCCGAGAGGCGGTCGTCTGTCATCTTAGGCATTTGCTCTCTCTGCGTTGCCGTGGATCAGTCATACGTGACGAACCAGCTTGGGTCATTGGTGATGGGGTCGAAGGCTTCCACGAGGGCGTGGTTGGCGAGTGCGAGGGCAATCACCGTGTCGTCGTGGGTGCCCGGCTCGGCCTCCATCTTGCCAGCGAGCGTGACGATGTAGGTCTGAAGCTCCTGAAAGGTCGCCTCGTCGTGTATCTGGATGCCCCCCGGGTGAAGCACCGAGCGCAGCCCGTCGATGATGAGAGGCTTGCTCTTAACGTTCGACTGGTATCCTAATCGCTCTGTGTGGTCCTCGGTGGTCTTATCGACCACCATGTCCTTCCAGATGTTCCAGTATTCCAAGTCGCGGTAGAGGCGGTCGCACAGCCCCATGCCGGGTCCGTTGGACTCAGGCACGATCAGGCCCTCATTGTATTTCCGGCCCAGGCTGCACAGGATCTCGGCGAAGCGGTATGGTGGGGCTTGGCCGCGCCACACGGCGACTTGCCGGCGCTTCGAGTCCAGCACCTGACAGACCGACCAGTCGCGCTTGACCCCGAGGCCAACGTCGGCCCCTAGGGTATACGTCTCCGCTGGGTCATGCTCGTGGTAGACGTGGAGCTCGCCCCAGGTCGGGTGGCTTTCCCATTGGCCGCCCTCAAGCATCGTCAGGCGGTCCAGGGGCTCCCTCAGGTGCTCCTTACGCAACTCCAGCAGGCTCTCCGGGTGGAACACCGGCCGGCCCGACGTGAGGAACGCCTCGTCGGCCGTCAGGGGGAACTCTTGGCGGAACTTATCGTGTCCCACCGTGCCGATCTTGATGCGCCGGAACATGAGCTGCTCGTTGTCGAGGCCGTGCTCCTGGGCGAGCCGCGCCTCCTCATGGGTCCGCTCGAAGTCCACCGGGACCTGTTCGCGGTATTCGTCAGAGATGGGCCAGGGCAGGAAGATCGGATCGTAGCCGTTCCAGTCCTTGTGTCCCCTCCCCTTACAGGCGCGGGTCCAGAGGTCATAGAACAGGCCCGACATGCCCTGCGCGGTGCTCTCGACGTAGATCTCGGTGTCGGGCGTGTTGGGCACCGCCTGGACGAGGCCGTTGAAGATGTCCGAGCCGTTGCTCTTGGGCCAGAAGCCCACCTCGCTCAGGTGGAGATGCGTTAGCATCTCCCCGCGGCCGATGCTGTCGCCGCCTGCGGTGGCCACGACGTAGGACGAATTGAGCCCGTGGAAGGTCAGCTCCCGCTTGTTGTTGTAGCGGGTCTCTGGCCTCAGGAAATCGGGGCACTCGTCGTAGAACCTCTTGGTCATCTCGAACAGCGCGCGGGTGCTGTCGGAGTGATGCGTGACCACCATCGCCTTCTTCGCCTCGCGCTGCGAGACGCGGCTGAATAGGCGGCCGCCGACGGCAGTGCTCAGGCCCATCTGGCGGCCCTTCAGGATCACGATGCGGACCTGTCCGGTCTCCGCCACCTGCCGGTCGATCAGGGCACAAAGGCGTCGTTGTGCCTCGTTCAGCACGAACGGGACGATCTCGGCGTCCTTGGAGCGGACCTTCAAGGCCGCCTTAGCATACAACGGAAATTCATCCCGGAGACGCTTCCGCATCGCCAGCATCTCAGGGGTGAACGCCATGCCTACTTCTCGCTATCCAGGAGGGCCTGAAGCATCGCCTCGGCCGAGTTGATCTGAACCTCGCTCTTGGAGGCGGGCTTCTGAAGCGAATACTCCAGCAGCTTCGACATGGCCTGAAGCCGCTCACGGGCCTGGTAGGTGGACGCACCTTCCCCGTCTTTGGACAACAGGATCTCTAGGCCGACCTCTAACGACGCCTTGGCAATCGGGTCGATGTCGCTGGCGATTAGTCCGGTCTTCTGCATTTTCTCTAGAACCTTCGGTGCTTTCTCTTGGGCCACGGCGCGGATCGCCTGGACCTCTGCGCCCTTCCCGGACCAGCCGTCGGGGATGCCCTTACGGGTCCTGAGCTGGCGCGCGACGCCCGTGCCGATGACGCTGTTGCGCCCCCGCTCCATGAGCGCGTCGAACTTCTCCTGGGTCTTGGGATAGCCCCGAACGTGGACGAGCTCCGGGTGCCAGAGCCGCATGTCCACCTCAGGCCCCAGCAGTTCCCTTCCGGCCCTTACCCAGCCGCTTCGGTGTGGGCGCCCTGGGCGGGTCACTTTCGGGGCTCCGTTGTGGGACGAGGCTGCCATGTGGTGGGACCCTGTTCAGTTGTTCGGCGGCCTCCAGGAACACGGCGGGAGAGGCGGCAATGCGATACTCGGCGAGCGCCTCCTCCATGACGGCGGCGCGCTGGGCGTCGGTCAGGGAGGGGCAGTCGGCGAGGGCGGAGTGGATGTTCAGCAGGGCGGTCAGACGTTCGGTGTGCCTCACGCCAGGATTGCCCCGGCGATCTTGCCCATCGTCACCTTGCCGGCGTGCCCTTGCAGGGGCCCATTGTGCGCCTTGAGCGCCGCCCCCTGCTGGGGCGTGAAGTGCCCCGCCTGGGTCAGCCCGTCGATGGCCGCGTGGATGTGACCGACGGAGACGTGGTGGCCGAGGGCCGCCAGGTGCCCCGCGAGCTGGCGCTTGTAGCCGCCGTGAGGGGCGCTGCCCGGCTGGGCACCGTGGGGCACGACCGGCGCCACGGGGGGCTGGACGCCCTGCGGCTGCGCCGACGCCATCGGGCCTTGCGGCGCGACGGGAGCCACCGGGGCAGCGGGCCCCGACTGAGCGCGCATCTGGGCGGCCGCATGGGCACGCTGAGCCAACGCTAGGCGGTTGGCGACGACGCCCGGCGCCGACTGGTTGAACATGGACTAGATGCCTTTACGGAGACCCCGGAAGTATCCGGCGTGGTTGGGGTGACGGCTGAGGTGCGTGCTGCGGATGAGCCGCTTCTCGTGCTCGAACTTCGCGGCCTGCACGGCGCGGACGGCAGCGGCTGCCACGGGCTGTCCCGCAGCGGTGGCCGCCTGGGCTTGGCGCTCGGCGAGGTCGATGTCGTTCTGGGCCGCCCGGTCGTAGCGCGCGGGGTCGCGGATGGGGCCGCGGGTGGGCTGCGCACCTTCCCTAGCCGGTAGCTGGCTGCGGACGGCCTCGGCGAAGCCCCTGTGGTCGGCGGAGGTCCCGTCGATGTTCAAGGAGCCGCTCCCGAGGGCCTCAGCGGCCTTCTGGGTAATCAGCCCGATCTCGGCCGCCTTCTGGGCTGCGGCGTTGATGTCCGCCGTGGAGTGGCCCGCCCCGTAGTCGATGTAGGAGTGGGCGGGGGACTGAGGGGCTCCCTGAGGCCCTAGGAGCGACTCTGGGGCCTGTGCGGGCTCGGGCAGCCCCACGCCTACCGGCGGAGGCTCGATAGGCGCTGGCGGCCCCTCGGAAGCCACCGCATGGGCCACGTCGGCCGGCGTGTCGATCCGCAGGCCCGGTAGCGGCATGGGAGCCGTTACGGGGCGCTGAGGGGCCGGCGGGGGTGGCGGTGCGGCGGGCGGCGGGGCCGTCGGCGCCAACCCGGTCTCCGGGTCCGGCGTCATGCCGGGGGCGATCTCGGGGGACGTCGGCAGGCGGCCGTTGGCGATGTTCGACAGGGCGGTCTGGTAGTCGGGCGCGGGCTGGCCTTGGACGGCCTTGGCGAGCGCCGCGCGCTGCGCCACGAGCGTCGGGGTGTTCAGGCCGAGGGCGCTGTCGAGACGGCCGCCGATGGAGGCGCCGATGCGCTTCCCGACGTAGCCGCCTGGGGAGGCCCCGAGGATGGCCCCGGTGATGCCCCCGAAGGGGATACCGATGGCTCCGCCGGCCCCGTGGCCGACCAGATTACCGAGCTTGCCACCGACGGTGCGCAGGGGACCCTGGCCGTTCTTCTGGAAGCTCTCGCCGCTGAGCGCGTTGAGCGCCTGTGCGCCCTGGACGATGGGGTCCAGCAGGGCCGCCGGGACGTCCTGCGCCTTCAGGTCATCGAAGATCGTGGAGAACTCGTCGTTCCCCGTGCCGATGGTGTTGTTGTGCCGCAGCGCCTGGTTGAGCACGGCGCGGGCCGTCTGGACGTCCCCGGTGTCCATGAAGCCGTTGGCACGGATCTCGCCGATGGCCCGCGACATATTCGTCGCGATCTCGGACTTGGCGTTGTTCGCGATGGCGAAGGGGGACGTGTCCCCGCCCGTGTTCTTCGCGGCCTGCGCCGACCGATCATAGGCGTCGAGGGCCATCTGACGGGCCGGGGCCTCGGCCGGGTCCAGGCTCGGCGTGATCGCCTTCTGGATGCCGCCGACCGCCGCGTCCCGAGCCGCCCCAACCGCGCCGTGCGCCGCCCCAGCGGCCCCCGTCCCGACAGCCGCGTCGGCCGCCTGAGCCGGGTCGAACTGGAGCCCCGCCGTCGTCCCGAGCGATCCGCCGACCTGGGAGGCAGCGGACATGCCGCCACCCATCGCCGCGTCGGCGCCCACCTGGGCACCCTTCCGCAGGAGACCGTTCTCGATGCCGGACGTCAGCTTGCCGCCCGGGATCATCATGGCGCCGGCATTGAGTGCCGCCGTGGGCAGTGCCCCTAGCACCTCGGAGCCCGTCGGGGTCCCCGGGTTGCCTC